TTTGTTTGGTTCGTTAACCTTAATTGGTCTTTTGTTTGTTCAGCCATTTTTAATTCTTTTATATATCAAATCCGTTTGAGAAACCTGATGAGAATGCTCCTCTTTCTTGTCCGCCAGGTACTTCGGTTTGTCCGATTCCCTGTCCTATTAAAGCTCCTTTACAACATTCTCTACTATATCTATTTTCATCAGGACACAAACATCCTCTTCTTCCTCTTCTAGGAATTGCTCTACCTCTAGTATCTCCTATATATACTCCACTCCATTTATCTGGTCTTAATCTTCCCATAGTAATTATTTTTTATATATAAGTCCAATTCCTTGAGCTTGCATGTTACCATTACAACATTTCACCGAATATTTGTTTCCTTTCGGGCATAAACAACCTCTTCTACTTTTTTTAGGTGAAGAGTGTGATTTTGTTGGTTCTACCTTTGGTATTGGTAGAGTAACGGTTTTGAGCTTCATAATGTTTTTATATTTAACAAACAATCTAAGAATTGTATGAGAACTACTTTTGGTATTTCTTCATCACTTCTTTATGTATCATATTTTCCATTCGTTGTTTATCACTTTCAAAAGCTAAAAATAATAAACATTTTTCCAGTGCTAGAGCTAAAACTTCATCGAAGGTGAGGATATTCCCTTTAGATAATTGATAAATTGCTGAGTATCCGCTCCATTTTTTGTGAAAGTTGTATTGGACTTGAGCACCTGCTTCTGGAGTTTCTGACTCAAAGAGCTCTGGATATCTTTCAACAAGTCCGTTAAGGTATTGAGAAAAAAAAACATGGCTCCAAAATGCACATCCATACTTACATCTAAAAACTTCTCTTTATCTATTTTACCGCTGTAAGGTTTGATTTCGTATAACTCACCTATTCTATTTGTAACAGGCCTATATAAGATAGACATTATTTCTGCCCAATTCTTATCTATCTTTACCTCTTCGTATTTTTGTATATCTACATAAGCGCCATAACTCATTTCAGAAAGATTAGGTTCGAATCCCCATTCTATTCCATCTAAATGAAATCTGCGAACCAATGGCAAATCTTCAACAGACATAAGTTTATGTAGTTGAGTTCGTATATCCGTATATATAGATATATCTAACTTACTTAGGTATCTTACATCAACTCCACATAGATGATGGAATAGAGCCGCATCTACTGCTTCTGGTGTATCTTTGTACACTTCCATATCTTTTAGTAATTCTAAATACTTTCTTAGAGTTACTGCTTTCCAATTCTGCGGAACACTTATTTCTAAATTTACTTTCTTACTCATAGTTTACTATTTTATAAATTTCGCGGTCCTGATGGGACTCGAACCCACGCGCAATCAGAGTTCGGGTTAAAACCCTACATCGAAATGCTCTAAGCCATCTGAGCTACAGGACCGCGAAATTTATTTTCTTACTCATTATCAAATGGTGTGGTTATATGTGTTTCTGTCATTATTACATTAGCTTGGTGTTGAGCTAAATGATGTTGAGCTACTGCTCTATCACCTCTTGCTGTTTTTAATTGAGCTTGTAGTTGAACGATATACCCTTTAAGGTTTTTATTTTCCTCATTCAAAATGTTAGCCCATTGAGCTAGTTGTAAGATTTGTTCTTTTGTTAAATCTTCAACATTCATTTCTTTAGGTGTATCATTAGGTTTTCCGTGTATTGTTGCCATATTATCTAATTGAAATTGTGTATGAGCCAAAGCTCTTTCTTTTATTACTTAGTTTAAATGTAGCGATATATCTACAAGCATCAATTGCGTGATTGTTTGTATCTACGGGCTCATTTAAAAATTCTTCATTTTTATCTTTCTTAAATGTATAAGAGTAAAATTCATCAATTATATTATCTGATTTCTTAGTGATGAATATTTTGTGTTGTTTCATTGTATCTATACCAGCTAAGATTGAATCAGGTCCTTTTACCGCTGGTTTGATGTTGATTCCATTTCTGAATATCTCTTCTATAAGTCTTGGGTCTGATGAGTCAGCGATTACTTCTTTTTTACCAAATTGATTATAAGCGGCTCTAATAAAGTTTGCTATCTGATTGGATAGTAATCCTTTCATATAACAAATCTCATCAAATAGAATGCCTTCTGGTGTTTTCCAAAGTGCTACTAAAGCTGTTGGGTCATTCGTATATCCAAAGTCAATACCATATCCCATTAATTCTGATTCTTCAGGTATATAATCTACTACTTCTACATTATCAAAGATTAGACCTTCTACTACACCCTCTAATCCCAATCCATAAACTTTCCAATAAGATGGTGAGGTTTTCTCTAATCTTTCAATCTCAGTTACTAATGTATCATCTAAGAATGGATTATCTTTATAGGTTGTAATGTATCTAGTAGCGTCTGGGTGTGTGAGTACTTGTTGGAATATCCAATGGTTTGTAGCGAACGATGGGTTATATGCAATAATAATCTTATCCGTTGTACGAATAGAGAGCTGGAAGTAATCTTCATAGTTCAATTCATTTGCTTCATCAATGAACAAGTAATTGCGCTTGGTGCCCTTCCTTCTTTCCGAATCTTGTACTGATAAGAATTCAATAGATGAACCATTATCAAAGGTATAAGAGTTTTCAGAAGCATACCAATTCTCCTCATCCCAAAGTTCCCATTCTTTAAGGATTGTTTTAAAGTCTCTCATCGCAGATATACGAAGGGATGGGAATGACTTCCTTACAACCGAAATAAGAACGCCAGGGTTCTCTAATGCTTTAGTTATAAGGTATTGGATTGCTGAATAGGATTTACCACTACGAGTACCACCCTGTAAGATAGCTATTCTATCTTCATTCAGCAAGTCCAAAAACGTCTTGCTCGTCTGAATCTTTAGTTCCATATAATTCTTTATATCTTCTTTGGATTACATCATCTACATAATCCTTATGTAGTTCGAAATCAAAAAGCGTTTCCCACTCTTTGTTAGTTAAATCCCAATCCCAAAGAGTTGGAATAGTGTGGCAGTTAGCTACTGCTCCAATAGATTTTCTTTTTAGTTGAGTAAGGGCTAAATCCTTAGATTTTAAAAATAAGTTCATACAATCCATTCCCTGATGTAATGGTGTGGGTTGTGTCCATATAGTATAATCGAACTCACTAAAATTATCTTTATATCTGTCCCATGTAACTAAAACGGGCTCATATCCTAATGTTTCCATTTTATTAACTGCATGAGCCATATCACCTAATTTATGTCCGAAGATTAAGCCTAGCTTTTTACTCTTCGTTGTTTTCTTTGTTGTCATCTCTTTGTTTTATTTCTACTGTTATCTTTTCTACTTTGTTATTTACTTCAGCTTTTACATCCATATCTACCGATTTTAATTTTGGTAAATTGAATTCTAAAAGTTTCATTAAAAGATTAAGAGCACCTTTAGGGTCCTCTTCTCTCAATCTTTCATAATCTTCTTTGATGGTATCTAATCCGAAATTAGCAGCACGAGCAACATTGACTTTCATCATCTCAGTACTTCTATTCTGAGAGCCTCTAGGTCTCCCAAATTTATTTCCGTTCCAATCTTTTCCTTTTTTAAATCCCATAGTAAATTGTAGTATTTAACTAACTATTTAACATTCAAGTTGAAATCTATATTCGTTAGCGTTTTACCACCATCCCAATGCAAGCGCTTCATTGGCTGTTTCCAATCTTCTTTGATACGAACTCCAAACCTACCCTGAATTGCTATTAGAAGTGTATAATAATTTTGTATAGCCCATTTGTGATTTACTAAGATATAATCGTCTTGATGCCAATTTTCTCTAAGAGGTGTTTGATAATAGTAATTGTAATCTTTAAATGTATAGGTACAACCACTAAAGTTTTTTCTTACTGAGTTGTTCCATTCTTCGTAATCTCTCATTATGATTAGAGCTTTTCCGTTTTTCAAATTAGGTAAAGTATGTTTAAGGGATTGTTGAATACCAAATCTCATATCTCCTTTCACATTTCCAATTGAATGTAGTGAACCATCATACTCTAAATCTACAAAG